CTCTACATTTGAGTTTGATGATATGGGGATACCAACTCATATCATTGAGTTCAAGTGTACGAAACTCACCAATTAATCAAACTTGCAATATAGTTTCTGTGTATTAAAGTGAATATATAGCCTTATAACTAAAACTCCTTATATGTTTAATATGTTAATTAGATTCAGTTGTTGTTGTAAGGCTATTACGTTGGCAGGGAGCTAACTCACAAACACAGGAGCCGTACGGACAATGGCTATAAGCGCTGATAAAGTAAAGAGCATAGCTGATAAGATAATAAAAAAGACAGCATCCAAGTACAAAGAAGAAGTTCATATTCCAATGTTAATAGAGCATTTTGGTGCAGGTGGAGACCTATGCCATTTTTTAGCAGATGCAGAGATAACAAATTTTACATTTTATAACTGGCTTGAAGTTCATCCAAAGATGAAGCAGGCATATGCTATTGCAAAAGAACTAGCTTACGTACATTGGCTATCATTAGTACCTGAACAATTACAAGAAAAAGAGGGTGAAAAATTTAACTTCAATGTCTGGAGAACCATTATGAGGAATCGTTTTGGAACTACAGAGCATCGCAAGATATCTATTCCAGAACTAAAGAAATGCAAAACTCCTGAAGAAAGGATCCAATGCATTATGAATTGCATTAGCGACGGAGAACTAACATCTCAAGAAGCTGTTGGCCTATCTAACGTTGTGATGGCCTCCCTTAGAACAGATGAATACACAAATCTTGTTGAGAGATTGGAAGCTGCTGAGAATTTACTAAGAGAAGCGGTAGATGTCGATTAAGGGAAGGATAGAGAAACTCTCTGAATCCATAAAGATGATGCGTGGTGAAGTTAAGATGTATTTCATTGATAGCATTAATTCACTTACACAGTCTCAGGTCGATAGTAAGACTGAGATATATCTGTATCTGGAGATTTAACATGAAATTTAGTATTGGAAGTTTATTTAAAGCTGTAGCAAGCATATCGCCTCTTGGGATGATGTATAACGCTCAAAGGTCAGCAAGAAAAGAGCAGAAGAATCAAGAGAACATGATGTGGCAGCAGCAGCAAAGAGCTGACGCTATGGCTAAAAAGCAGCGAGCAGACCGTGATGCCGTGCAAAGAAGAATATCTTTGGGGAATGTACGTTCAAGAAGAAGCCGTGTCAGAGGTGGATTATTTGGCGATTTAGCTGAAGGTGGCCAAGCTGGAACATTAGGCGGTTAAGATGGAACAATTACGACAGTATCAAAGAAGATACGACAAGGCTAAAACAATAGCTCAGCAATGGACATCACTACTAGAAGCTGCATACCATTACTGCATTCCTGGTAGGAATATGTTCTATAGAACTAAGCAATCGCAAGGTGAACAGAAGAATATACAGGTTTATGATACCACTCAAGTATCAGCTACTAAGAACTTTGTAAGTAAAATACATGGAGCGCTTACTCCACCACAGCAATCTTGGGCGTATCTCGAAGCTTCAGACAATGTACCTGATGAAGTAAAGCATGACTTGAATCAACAACTACAAAAATATACTGACGTGATATTTCATTACATAAGAAGTTCTAACTTTGACATAGCTATCAACGAATGTTACTACGACTTAGCAGTTGGAACAGCGATACTAGTTTGCAACGAAGGTGAATCAGAAGAAGACCCAATCAAATTCTCTTCTATACCTTTAGAGCAAGTAGCCATTGAAGAATCTATTGACCATATGTGTGAAACATGCTTTAGGACCTGGGGTGAGACGCGCATAGCTGATATACCTCACATATGGCCTAAAGCTAGACTCTCTAGTCAAATGGCAGATGCATTGAGATTAGACCCTAATGCTGTAACAAAAAACTTAGTAGAAGCTGTAATATACAACTATAAAGACAAGAAGACACCGTATACATACGTACTATGGCATGAGAATGATATTTTATTAGAAGAGAAGCAAGAGAGCTCAGCGTTTATAATATTTAGATGGGCAAAGATAAACAAAGAGGTGTTTGGTCGTGGTCCAATTATTGATGCATTGCCATCAATCATGAGCCTTCAGACTGCTGCATACTTCGAGATGACAGCTGCTAATCTAAATATATGCAAGCCTTACATGGCGTACGCTGATAGTGTGTTTTCACCATATACCTTTAAGCTAGAACCAAATACAATAATACCGGTTAGCCCTAATAACAATGGTCAGTTCCCTATTCAACCTCTACCAGACGTAGCTAATCCACAATTTATGCAAATAACGACAATGGATTTAAGACAGCAGATAAATCAATTAATGTTTGCAAACCCCCTCGGGCCAGTCAACGACACACCAACTCGAACCGCAACTGAGCTATCTTTGCGGCAGCGAAACTTAGCGGAAGAGATTGGCCCACTCTTTACGAGATTACAGCAGGAGTTTCTCAACAAGACGATAGATAGGATTAGATACATATTAGTGAAGAAAGGACTCCTACCTAACAAGATAAAAATAAAAGGTCAAGAAGTAAAAGTCAAGTATAAATCTCCGTTAACTATCTCACAAGGTCAACAAGACGTAACAACCTTTATGAACTACATGCAAGTCATGCAGGGCATCATTGGTCCTGAAATGTCTGTTGCCTACTTGAATAACACTAAGTTCCCAGTATGGTTAGCGGAGAAACTAGGTGTTGATGCAACTCTAGTGAACTCTGAAGAGCAGATGCAAGAGATATTCCAGCAAAAGCAGGATGAAATGCAGGAAGCTCAAGCAATGGAAATGATGCAAGGAATGCAACAAGGAGCTCCAGTTGGATAATCCATACATTAAAGCCCCTAATCCATATGATGAATATAATAAGAATGCTGAGAAATTAGCAAAAGAAAACCCAGAAATATTTGAGATTGGAAGGGTGTGTTATGAAGTATTTTGTTGTAACAAGGATGGTAAACGACTGCTTGAGATATTAGAGAAGAGGTATTTACACTCAAATCTTATTAATCCAGCAGCAGCAAACGCATCCTCATTAGCATTGTATTGGTCAGGGTTCTGTGACTGTATCAAAGGGTTTAAAAGTTACGCCTCAGAACATGAGCAAAGGATTAAAACATGGAAGAATCATTGATTAACACGGAAGTTACTCAATCAAATAGTGAACAAGTTGAGCAACCAAGCTGGCATTGGGATGATGACATGCCAGGAGAAGGCAATAGGCCAACTTGGTTAAAGGACAAGTACACAAAGGTAACAGACCAGGCCAAGGCTTATATAGAAGCCGAGAAAAGACTAGGAACATCTAAGGCTCCTAGTGAGTATGACTTAAGTGGTTATCATGAGCATTTTGACTTGGAACATGAACATTTTGCCTCGTTAAAGGATAATGCACGAAAGCATAATATCACTCAAGAAGCTCTTAATGCAATCATTGACCCAATTATTCAGTATCAGGAGTCATCATTGCCGAATATGAGCGAAGAGCTAGCAAAGCTTGGGGACAATCCTCAAGCAAGGTTAGATGCGCTTGATACATGGGCTAGTAATACGTTAAGCAAAACATCACTAGAAACATTAGGTAAGATTGCAACTAGAGCAGAGGTTGTTGAGCTTATGGATGACATACGTCAGAAGTTCATAGCTGTAAACTCTGATAGTCATGTTCCATCAATGCAGAATCTAGCTGAGATGCCGGTGCTTACAGCTCAGGATGTCAGGAGTGAGATGCAGCAAAATATAAAGCGTTACAAAGAAGACCCGTCTTATCGCAGAGAGATATCAGCTAAGTTTGCGAAAGTGCTTGGTGATGATTAGATACGCAACATCTTCTGTTTTGAGCCTGTTGCTTTTTGGTGGCCCACCTGACGTTACCAGGCTCATAGTTTCCATTATTGTTGATTCTATCAACACTGTATAAGTGAGATGGTTCTGGGGGCTTTCCGATATGATTGTAAAAATCAATGAATGAATCTTGCCATTCTTTGCATATTTCTATCCCTCTGCCACCCCAGGTATGAAATGCTTTAAAGTTTTTATTTAAACATCTTTTTTTTATATCTTTCCATGCATTGTGCACCTTTGTTCTATTCATGCCGTGGGTAGTGGTAGGGCTTGGATTTTCAGCAGAATATTTTTTTAAATATTTTTGGCCTATTTCTTTTTTGTAGCAATTGCAAGATTTAGTGTGCCCTGAAATTACGTGAGATAACACTGTCTCCTTTTTATTTCCGCATTCACATAAGCACATGCATTTTTTGTCTGACTTTTTGCTGTTATTTTTTCTTTTTACCATATAAACATCAAGTATGGTTAATCTGTTGAATTTTTTACCGATATATGTTTCAAATTCTAAGTTACGTTTAGTCATATTACCTCCAATGATTTGACTACAGACGAGTCTCAAGTTGGCGCTTGAGGCTCTAACTTAGAAATTCTAACATACGAAAATCGTCAATACAAAAATTTGACAGAATGGAGGATGTAGATTAAACATAAAGTAAGCTAACAAAAGTTAGTGAATGAATCTTTCTGAAATGGATACTTTGGAATTATTTATACATACCCGTACGCGGATACTATGTTTCACCAAACCCAAGAGTGAAATATTGAAGACCCATATAACATAATAATAAGTTGGACACTCTTCTAATATCGAACCTGAAAAGATAAACAACTTTCAGTTTTTATTATTAGGAGACATATCATGTCCTTAACTCTCTCGAACGTCGCTCAGACTGAGTTTGATGCCTTAGTTCATGCTGAATTCCGCAG